ATATCCCACAGGAAGGTTATAAATTTTGTATTAAATGCGATAGAGAATTGCCTATAGATATAAAATATTTTCCACCAGATAAATTATGTCTAGATGGTTTAAGAAATGTGTGTCGTGAATGTGGAAAAGATGGACATTTTATGGAAGATGGGTATATTCCTAAAAAATGGTGGACTAAAGAGGAAGAAGAATTTTTAATATCGGTATACCCTAATTATACATGTGAAGAATTAGTTAAAAAATATTATCCTAATATGACCCCTAAACAGTTATGGGACAAAGCATGGTTATTAGGAATTTCATTTAAAAATGATGAAGTTATAAAAAGAGGATATGAACAAAGATCAATAAAAATATCAGGTGAAAATCATTATGCTTATGGTAAACCTATGCCAGAAAAAACAAGAAAAAAATTATCTATTGCTAAAAAAGGCAAATATATAGGTAAAGATAATTGGTGGTATGGTAAAAAACAAAGTTTAGAGCATAGAAACAAATTAAGTATTGCTAGAAAAGAACTTGGTAGATGGAAAGGTGATAAAAATCCCAGACATATAAATCCTTTAAATGGTGAATTGAATGGTCGTTGGGAAGGTGGTATAAAAGAATTATACTACGATTTAAGAGATCATTTACAAGGATGGAAAAAATCATCAATAGAAGAATGCCATTATAAATGCGTTTTAACTGGTGGTGAATTTGATAATATCCATCATTTATATAATTTCAAGAATATTGTACGTGAAGTTTTTTCAGAATTACAATTACCAATGTACCAAACTATAGGTGAATATTCGGAGTTTGAGAGAGAAAATATTTATAAATTGTTAAATGAGAAACATAAATTTTATGGCAATGGTGTTTGTTTGTGCAAGCCTTTACATAAACTTTTTCATGATACATATGGTTATTTTAATAATACTAAAAAACAGTTTGAATTGTTTACTGAAAGATATAAGAATTTTGAATTTGATATATTATTAAACAAAAAATATAAATATGCAAACGTTTTATTAAAAGAAGTTGATATTTAATCAACCTCTTTATTTATGCAAAAGGAATGATAAGATGGTTAAACAAAAAGGAAATACAAATGAAAAAAAAATAAAAGAAAAAACAATTAAAAAAGTTTGTGAAAATTGTAATAGAGAAATATCTTTAACAAATTTTTACAATACAAATTCTGTTTTGTCAGTAGACGGAAAATTAAATATATGTAAAACCTGTGTTAAATCAATGATAGATTATAGTCGTATGGAAACAGTATATAAAATTTTACAATTACTCGATATCCCTTTTTACTATTCATATTGGAGATCAGCTATAGAGAGCAATCCAGAAGATCCTTGGGCTACGTACATTAGAATGGCAAATTCTAAAATTAATGAATTTAAAAAAGGTACATGGAAAGATAGTAGATTTGAACCAGAAAGTATTAATCCAGTTAAATATAATATAGATCAACAAATAGAGTTTCAAAATAATTTTGAAGTAACCCAAGAAATGATTTTAAAATGGGGTAGTAAATACGATCAAGAAGATTATTATATCCTTGAACGATTTTATAATGAAATGGAAAGAACTAATACTATTGAAACAACTCAGGATATGGTTTATTTAAAGAAATTAGCTGTAATTTCGCTAAAAATGGATAAAGAATTAGAAGATGGCAATTATGATGAAGTTAAAAAATTAGGTGATTTATTTTCTAAATATATGGCAGATTCTAAATTTAGAGCAATGGATAAAACTGATGCCGATAAAGCAGGTGGTATAAGAAGATTTAGTGATATATATGCTGAAGTTGAAAAAGATGGTTTTATTCCTCCTTGGGAATATTATAGAAAAATAAATGGTGCTAAACAAGATATAGTTGATAAAACAATAATGTATATATTAAATTTTATGCTGAAGTTTAATAGAATTGAGAAATTAACAGAACCTCCTATTGATACACCAAAAATTGAATTAGATGAAATTGATAAAAATGCAGATGCACTTTTAGAATTAATGGATTTAGAAGAGATGAATTATGAGTAGTTTTTTTAAATTTAGTCAAAGAGACAGAGAAAGAAAAGATAGTGAATTTAATAGGAATCCTCAAGATATCGAAACTAGAAGTGTAAATAAAAATCAAATAAAAGATTTTCAAAATTTAAAACCAAAATGGAGGGAATTATGTAGTTATTTTAGGGAGTATCCTGATAAATTTCTTGATTTTATTCAACCCGATGATGCAAAAATTAAATTATATTTTTATCAAAGAGTTTATTTAAGAATTATTTTTAGATATAGAAAGGTCTTTATAACCGCTACTAGGGGAACATCAAAATCTTTTCTCCAAAATTTAGCATTTGTTTTGCTTTGTATTATGTATCCTCGGCAAAAATTATTTTGCTGTGCACCTGGAAAAGAACAGGCTGCAAAAATAACCCAAGAATGTTTAGATGATATATTTGAATTTTTTCCTTTATTAAGAGATGAAGTTAAACTATATAAAAGGGATAGAGATTATACTAAACTTGTTTTTTACAATGGAAGTAAATATGATGTTGTTCAAATGAAAGATTCTGCACGTGGAGGAAGACGTTTTGGTGGGGCTATTGAAGAAATTTGTGATAAAAAGTTTGATGGGGATATGCTTAATTCAGTTGTAATCCCACTTATGGCAAATTCAAGAACTGCAATGTGTGGTGGTGTTGATCCTAATGAAATTCATAAACGAGAAGTTTATATTTCAACGGCATCTACTCAACAACAATTTGCTTATGAAAAATGCAAAGAAATAAATAATGATATGTTATCTGAAGGTTCTTCATTTTGTATTGGCAATTCATTTGAATTACCTTGTTTATTTAATCAATTAGATATTGATTTTATTGAAGAAAAACGTGAATCTCCCACTTATAGTATTATGGATTTTATGCGTGAGTATGAATCTATTTATACTGGTTCTAGTTCTGATAGTCTAGTGTCTGATGAAAAATTGAATAAGTGTAGGACTTTATCTATTGCAGAGTGGGAACATAGCGGAGAAACCAAAGTTGAATATGTATTAGCATATGATGTTTCTAGGACAACAGGTAAAGAAAGTGCTTTATGTGCTTTAGTAGTAATTAAATTAATTCCTAGAGGCGATGGCACTTATCATAAACAAATTGTAAATATATTTTCTATGGAAGGTCAGCATGATACTTGGCAAGCTAAATTTTTAAAAGAAAAAGTAAGAGAGTATAAAGCCCGAATTTTAGTCATTGATGCGAATGGAATTGGATCTGGTGTTGTTGATCAGTTAGTTTTAGATTTAAATGATGGCAATCCTCCATATAAAGTTGTAAATGATTATGATAATACTTGGTTTAAATATGAAACTGAAGATGCTATACCAATGGTATTTGCTTTAAAATCTCAAAGAAAAGAAACTAAAAATAGTGATATGATAAATAATATCATGAAGGTTTTTAATAAGTTGGATATTGAATTATTAAAAAATCCACATGAAGGAATTAAAGAATTAGAGAAAAAGAATAAAAAGAAATTTAAAGTAGATAGTGAAGAAATTTCTATTGCTGAAATTCCTTATATTCTTACTAATAATCTGGTTGAAGAAATAATGAATTTGAAATATAAACAAAGAGGTAACGATTCTGATGTAGAACAGGTTTCAAAATCCATACCGAAGGATAAATATTCGGCACTTTTATATGGTTTGTTTTGGGTTTATTTAGAAGAAAAAAAGAATAAAGAATATAAGAGAAGCAACAACATCAATATCCAAGACTTATTCCAATTTAAACAACCCCAAATTCGCAAACGATTGATATAAATTATTAATATAAATATTTAAGACAATTATAACCATAACATAGAAAAACTCCCACAAAGAAAGGTGGTGTTTATTTGACTGATATAAAAGAAGATGTTGTAAAGATTGAACAACCTCTTAGTAAAGAAGATCAGCAGTTTCAGAGGATGATTTTTGCTCAATTAGCAGGATTAATTAAAAGAGATTTAAATTCAAACCAACAGGCAAATTATTCTTTTCATAAAAATTATAATAAAGAAGATGTAATAAAGTGGCAAGCAAATCCACAAAGATACGAAAAGCAATTAAGGAATCTTTCTAGATTTTTATATGACACAAGTTCTCATTATAAAAGATTAACTCAATATTTTGCCACTATGCTTACTTTTGATTATATTATTGAACCTTATGGAATGACAGACTTTGAACCATCTGAGAAATTAATTAAAGATGTTAAAAGGAAATATATAGATACTGCTAATTTTTTAGAAGTAATGAATATTAGGCATGAGTTTTTGAAAGTCTGTGAATGTGCTTGGGTGGATGATGTTTCTTATTTTTATGAATATCAATTGAAAGATTCCTATTTTTTAATGAATCTTAATCCTGATTATTGTTCTATTACAGGAATTTTGGACGGATGTTTAACTTTTAGTTTTGATTTTTCATATTTTAAAAAATATCCTCAAGAATTAGATAGATATTCAGATGAATTTAAACAAAAGCATAAACTTTATCAATCTAATCCAAAAGATTTTAGATGGCAAGAAATAGACCCATCAAAAAGTTTATGTATAAAAATTAATGAGAATATTGATTATCCCATTCCACCTTTTTGTGGTTTGTTTGATGAGATATATTCAATTGAGGATTATAAATCCCTAAAACTAACACGTTCTGAAATGGAAAATTATTTACTCTTAGTCGCTAAAATTCCATTTTTGAAAGATGCAGGGATTGCTAATAATTTTGGGATTGAATTAAATCTTGCCAAAGATTATTTTAATCTTGCTATGGATGCAATGCCCCCTGCCGTTGCTGGAATGCTTTCTCCCTTTGATTCAGTTGAAGCAATAAAAGTATCAAGAAATGATAAAAACACTGATTATGTTTCAGAAGCACAACAATCACTTTATGATTCAGCAGGTGTATCACAACTTTTATTTAATAGTACAGGGACGGGTGCTGCCATTACTAAATCTATTTTAGTAGATGAAAGTGTTGCATTTAAAGTGTTACGGCAATTTGAAAGATGGATTAATAAGAAATTAAAAGATGTAAATAAAGTAATTAAATTTAGAGTTCAATTTCTTGATATTACAAGGTATAGTCAAAATGATTATCTTAAAAATCTTAAAGAATCTGCTAGTTTGGGATTACCAATTAAATTAAAATATAATGCTGCATTAGGACAATCTCCAAGTTCTGCATTACATATGGAATTCCTTGAAAATTCAGTTTTAGACTTAGTTAATCAATGGAAACCACTTAGTAGTAGTTTTCAAACAAATCTTAATGATAAAGGTGGGAATCCTGGTGTATCAGAAGATGAGATAAGTCCAGAAGGGCAAATAACTAAAGATCGTGATGATAATAATCCTGACAATAGAACATAAATTTTAAATTAATTCCACAAAGATGTGATAATAATTTGAGTTTTTATGAAGAAGTATTAAAAAATACAAGAGGCAACATACTCGTTGAACAAAAAACACAAGCAGATGCAGTTTCAAATATAATAACTTTTACTAAAGACATTCATGCAATTGAAATCTATCATTCTGAAACTACCGCACAAAAATTCACGGTAAACGGAATTGAATTAACTGTTCCTGCCAATGGTTATAGAACTAAAATTGGAGGTACGATTGGAAAGACAGTAACAATTCCAGCAAGTGTAAATTGTATAGTTGGTAGATTAGAATAAATGTATTTTATAAATATAATATTTGCCATTTAAAGGAGGTGAGATATTGGAATATAAGATTAATACTTTACTCCCTATTCAATTTGAAGTAATTGAAAATCCTCCTTATCTTAATGATAGTCGCTATCAAGCCGTACGTGTCTACATAGCGCACGAACTCGAAAATTTCAATGGAAGTTATTTCGATATATCTGTACTTCAAAAGATGGGACAAAAAATGGCAGGAGTGCCTATAGTGGGTTACATAACTGCTGACAATGCTAATGAACTTGATTTTAATGGTCATGAGCAAAGATTGGTTATACAAGATGGTGAAATATCTATTGAATATTTAGGTAGGGCATTTGGATGTATTTTGTCTAATGATGATGTTTTTTTTGTTGATAGACAGCATGAAGATGGTTCTACTAGAAAATATTTGTGTGCCACAGGTGTTCTTTGGAAGATGTTTACTGATTGTATTGATATATTTGACAAAGATATTCAAAAAGGGCATTCTATGGAATTAGAAGAAAGTAGCATTCAAGGGAAATTTGGAAAAGATGGATATTTTCATTTTGAAGATGCTACTATAAGAGCGTTATGTATTTTAGGTGATGGTATATTGCCCGCTATGTCTAATTCAATAATTGAAAAATTTTCTATTGTTGATTATCAAAATCAAGTACAAGAATTATTAAATGAAATAAATGAATCTATTAAACAATTTAATTTGAATCAATCCTCTTCTACAGAGGTTGATAATATAAACTTTACAAAGAAGGAGGGCAATGAATTGGATGAAAAGTTAGAATTAATTGCTAAGTATAATCTAACTGTAGAGCAATTGGATTTTAGCATAGAAGAAATTTCACTTGAAGAGTTAGAGAAAAAATTGCAAGAGTTTTCAGCGAAGAAACCCGAAAACAAACCAGAGATAACTTTTTCAGCAACATATCGTCAAAAACGTGAAGCATTAGCAAATGCTCTTGATCCAAAAATAGAAAGAGATGCAGATGGTAATATAACGTATGAAGAGTATATGTGGGTAGAAGATTTTGATGACCAATATGTATATGTAGAAAAGAGTATATGGACTGATAGCAATCATGATTGTGTATATGGTAGATTTACCTATACTTTTGATGAAGAATCTTTAATTGCTAGTATTTCAGGTGAATTTGAAGAGATGGTTCTTGTTTGGTTAACTCTTGAAGAAAATCAAGTACTCCAAGATGAAAGAAATAATGCTATTGTTGAATATCAAAAATTAAAAGATGAATTTGAAGAATATAAAAATAATTATTCTACTGAAAATTCAGAGGTAGAAAGACTTCAGCAGTTTGAACAA